CCCGACCTGGGCATCCGCTCCAGCTGCTGGCGCGGGCGGCAGCACGGGTCAGGTGCAGTTCAACAACGCCGGCGCTCTGGCTGGCGCTGGTGATGTCACGATCCACGAGGGCGATCTTGTTCTTGCGGACAACGCTGCAGCTACCTCGCCGGCAGCCGGCAGCAAGCTCGCGGCGCTGTCAATCGGCGGCCGCTCCATGCCGTGCTTCAAGAACAGCTCCACATCGGCCGCTGCTGCACTGCAACCGACATTTGCTCGGAACCGCGTGAGCATCTGGCAGGGCGCCTGTGGATCAAACGCTCCTGTCGTCATCGGCACCGCCACGCTCACTGCCACAGGCACCGCAACATCCGCCAACGTCGCCACCACCAACAGGCACACGCGAACGCAGCGCCTTGAGTATCTCGTCACCACTGCAGCCACTACAGCGGTTGCGGGCTGGCGCTACCCCAACCTCGGCTGGACCGTCGGCGGCGCTGCTGCGGATGAAGGCGGCTTCTTCTATGTCTGCCGCTGGGGGCCAGCCACCGGCGTGGCAACAACCACGAACCGCGCCTTTGTCGGCATGGCCAACACCACTGCCGCGCCGACCGACGTTGAGCCGAGCACGATCACCAACATCGTCGGCATGGGCTGGGACGCGGCAGACGCCAACATCCAGATCATGCACCGGGGCACTGCTGCAATCACTAAGGTCAACCTCGGCGCCAGCTTCCCCGTGCCAACAACAGACCGCACTAAGGTCTATGAGCTGGTGATGTTCTCACCCCCCGGCAGCACGCAGTCGGTGAGTTACACCGTGACCGATCTCGGCACCGGAGCCACGGCCTCTGGCACGATCAACACCAACATGCCAACCAACACCACGCTCCTGGCCCCGCGTGGTTGGATGAGCGTGGGCGGCACCAGCAGCGTCATCGGCATCGCCCTGATGAGCTGCTACCTGGAGACCGACTATTAAAAGCGCGTCCCTATTTCCGAATAGCGAATACCTATCCCCGTACTGTTAACCTATAAGGGTCCAAGTAGTACACAACCGTGCCCGAAGAACAGCAAGCAGTAGCCGCTCCCGTGGAGCCAACTGCCCCTCAGCCTGTGGCTGGTAGCTCCGATCTGGCCGCCCAACTCGACGCGCTTCGTGCGAAAAACCAAGAACTGATTGCCGAGCGCCGCAAAGACCGCGAAAACCGCGAAGCCCTCCAACAGCAACTCGACGAAATCCGCGCCAGTCAAGAACAAGCCAAAACCGCCAAACTTGCGGAATCTGGCGAATACCGAACCCTCTGGGAAGAAGCCCAACAAACCGTCTCCGACCTCAAACAACAGCTCGCCACCAAAGAATCCGAAGTCGAACAGATCCGCCAAGGCTTCACACAAGAACAACTCCGTGCCAGTGCCATCGGCCAGCTTTCCCAGTCCGGTGCACTGGCGCCCGATCAGCTGTATCGTCTATTGCAGGAGAACCTTCGCGCCAAAGACGGAAAGCCTGTGGCTTATGTCGGCGGCGTAGAAGTTCCGATTGGCGAATACATCGCCAACCTTAAAAACCCCGGCAGCGGCTACGAGCATCATTTTGCAGCCACGAACCGCGCCGGCATGGGTGTAGCAGGTAGTGCCCGCTCCACCGCCCTCCCCGGCCAAGCCAACCCCTGGTCCAAGGACGGCTGGAACATCACTCAGCAAATGATGATGCTCTCCACCGACCCCGACAAAGCCAGGCTCCTCCGAGCCGAAGCCGGCCTCAACTAGCCCCTGTGGGGCACCTCCCCAACCCTGACTCCACTGGAGCTATCCCATGTCTTCCTTTACCGGAAACTACGGCTCAACTTCGACGTTCCTGTCGAACCTTGTCGCCCGCCCCGAGTTCCTGCAGTACACCGCCGAGGGCATCTTCGAGCAATCGAAGTGGGTCCAAAGCGGCATCGTGCAGCGCAACGCTGCCCTTGACGCCCGTGCCGGCGGCACCCGCGTGCGCGTCCCCTTCTTCGACCCCATCGCCCCGACTGAGACCCAGATCCTCAGCAACAACACCTGGGGTGGTGGTAGCGGCTTCCTCGTTCCCCAGAACGTGACGGCCGACGAGCAGATCATGACGATCCTGCACCGTGGCTTCGCCTACGCCGCTGACGACCTCAGCAAGCTGGGCTCTGGTGCCGATCCACTGGCCCACGTCCGCAACCAGCTGACCGCCGCCATTAACAAGCTGAAGACCGCCACCCTGGCAAACCAACTGCTGGGTCTGTTCGGCGGCATCAGCGGCGCCGGCGTGCTGGGCGCCAACCAGACGAACAAAACGTTCACTGGCGCCCCCGGCTCCATGACGGAAGCCAACTTCCTGAACGTGGCCAACGTGGTGGCTGCCAAGGCCAAGCTGGGCGAGCGAGGTGACAACCTCGACTCCATCGCCATGCACTCCAACGTGGCGTACTATCTCCAACAGGTAGGAATGCTCGTTTTCAGCACCTCGGCCCTGGCCACCGGCGGCTCCGTCGTTTGGGGTGGCGGCGGTGTGGGTGTGACTCAAACCGAGTCCGCCTACTTCGCTGGCCTGCGCGTGGTGATCGACGACCAGCTGACCTTCCTGACCGGCGGCACCTCCACCCACGCGGTGAAGTACCCCGTCTACCTGTTCGCCTCCGGCGTCGTGTCCGAGGGCATCCAGCAGGATCTGCGCCTGGCCGCCGACCGCAACATCCTCTCCATGCAGGATGTGCTGGCTGTGGATTACCACTACGGCTACCACGTCACTGGTACCAAGTGGAACGTTGCCGGCGACAACCCGACCAACGCTGCCACCACCGGCAACCTGGCCGACACCGCCAGCTGGAGCCTCGTCTACAGCGCCGCCAAGCAAGTGCCCCTGTGCCGCCTGCTGGTCAACACGCCGTTCGACACAACTGCGTATTCATAAGTCGCATAACCTGCGATATGACATGGCCCCCATTACGGGGGCCTTTTTTATTATCAAAGCCCGCCTACTCGAATCCTCTCCTGCAACTTAAACACTTCCGGCGTATTCATCGTCATCTTGTAGGACTGCAGGAACAACTGCGTTACCACAGCAAGGCTGACCTGGAGCCGCGTAGAAATCTCCTGCGTACCCAGCCCCTCCTCGACCTGCAGCCGCCGCACCTCCAGCGCCACCTCCTCCAACTTCCTCACTGCATTACCGGGCAATGCAGAATTTTCTTTCTGGGCCTCGGCTTCTACGCTGGCCTCAGTTGATCTCCGAGCGGGCATGAGCATGGTACGTCTCTACGTGTTACAGGATAGTCGCCACTGGCACGAAGATGTCCCTTATGGCCAACACTTAGAACGCGCCGCCGACATCGAACTAGAGGGCGGCACCGTCTACCACGCCAGCATCCTGCCCAAAACAAGCACCCGTCCCACGCGCAGTAGACTCAAACAAAGACTTTATTGACCGTGCCTGCAGTCGTTGACGCCACTCTTAGCGGAACCTCGGCTAACAGCTACGTGACGCTGGCTGCTGCCGACACCTACTTCGAGACCGTCCCTGACAGCAGCGACTGGACCGGCAAAACCACCGACGCCAAAAACCGCGCCCTGATCTCCGCCACCCGCTGGATCGACGGCCTCAGCTTCTACGGCGACCGCTGCACCACCACTCAAGCCCTGAAGTGGCCCCGCGACAACTACACCGTCGATGACGTTGACCTCGCCTGCAGTTTGATCCCCGAAGACGTCAAGGTTGCTACCTACGAACTCGCCCGCGCTCTCGCCAACGACACCAACGCCATCACCGGCAGCACTGGCACAACTGGCATCTACGACGAGGTGAAACTGGGCGACCTGCAAGTCAAATACAAATCCAGCTCCACCACCTCCGGCGTCATCAACAACGTCTTCGATGTCTACCCTTGGCTCCAGTCCTACCTCGGCCCCTACTGCCAATCCGGCGCCGCCAACTACGCCGTCCGCCTGCTGAGAGGTTGACATGAGCCTCATCGACACCACCTTCGCCCCCATCCCCGGCCCGCTTTTGACGGACTGGGGCTGCGACATTACCTACATCAAGGCCGCCACAACCGAAACCTACAACCCGACAACCGGCCTAGTCAGCGGCGCCGAAACCTCCGTCACAGTCCGCGCCATCATCACCCAAGTCAACCCCGAAGAGTTCGACAGCACCTACCAAACCACCGACCTCAAACTCATCATCGGCAACACCGAGCTTGGTGCATACGCCCCCAGCATCCGCGACCGCATCCAGTACACCGACAACAGCACTACGAAAACCGCCCGCATCATCAACGTCAAAACAGTACGCGGCGACTCCCCCATCTACCACACCCTCATTGCGAGGCCCCAATAATGGCGGCCCTCAAAGAACTTGAACGCGATGCGTATAAGTGGATAAACAACATATCGCGGTCCGCAGCAAAAGAAATAATGAACGGTTTGGCTGACGCCGGTCCTGCCTGGAGCGGCGAGTTTCGAGATAGCTGGGTTGCTTTTGCCGCATCCGGCGGCGCTGGCTCGGGCAGCTACCCCTACACACTGTCCGACATTCCGCAGTTACCTCTGACTAAAAGAGAAGCTGCACGAAAGGTAAAATTTACGATCGAAAATGTGGCTCCACACAAACTTATCGCGCTTGACTTAGCTGACGTTCCCCGCGAAGAATTTAGATACCCCGGATTCCCTCCTGTGGGGGATGTCGTCGCCCGAGGTACTCGTCCCGCAACAGGCAAACGCGGCGACGTATCAGGCAGCGGTAACTCTCGCAGCACGGCCCCACTCAACTGGTATCCCCTATTCGTGCGAGGTGGCAAAATGCAAAAAGCCCTGGAGCGCGGCGTTCGCCTAGCACGACCCGAATGAACTACCAGAACATCCGCGCCGTATTCGAGGCCCCGCTACTGACGGCGTACAACACACTGGTGCCATCTGTCCCGGTGTACTTCGACAACGTGATGAACGATGGCGCCGACAGCGCCGAGGAGTTTGTCCACGTCAACATCCAATTCGGCCTAACAACCGAATCCAGCCTGACAACCAACCACGACTACGTGCGTGGTGTAATCGTCATCCGCGCCTACACCCCAAAGGGTAAAGGCCCCGCCCGCAATCAAGAACTAATCCAAGTCGCATACGACATTCTTAAGACAATCAATGACACGCCTAAGCAATCAACAGGCATTTACACCCGCACCGGCTCAATCGACGGCCCCTCGTTCAGCCCCAACTTCAGCGGCACTGTCCCCGATCAACAATCCCGCCGCGCGTTCACGCCATTCTTTATATCTCGCATCGAGACTGGCTTCCAAGCAACCATCACAACTTAATAGTTCCAATCACTGGAGCTAACCTGTACTAAGCCGGGCCGTGCCCGCGTCCACACCTCTTTAGGTACCTCCCATGGCCACCGTTCTTTCGGGCACCTCCGGCGCCCTGTACTACTCCCCCGCTGGTACATCTGTTACCACGCTCGCCGCAACCGCTTTCCCCTCCACCGCCTCCAACATCACCGTTGGCACCTACCTCGGCTTCAAGGTCAACGATCCCGTGACCCTGACCTACCCCGTCGGCGCCACGACCACCAACGCAATCGCCGCTGGTGCGTACTTCGTCAAGACTTACGTCCCCGCCACCGGCATCATGACCATCAGCTCGACGGCTGGTGGCGCTGCCGCTACGGCAACCGCTCAACCCTCCGGCTTTGGCGCGAACTTCGCCAGCATCGTGTACACCGCCCCAGCAGCTGTGGGCAGCGTGCGCGACTGGAGCTTTGAGATCACCCGCTCCGAGATCGACGTCACCACCATCGGCCAGACAGCCACCCAGTACGCCCCCTTCCGCAACTACATCACCGGCTTTGCGGACGGCTCTGGTACTGCCACGGTCTACACGACCGACGACGACACGGCACTGTCCAGCCGCATGATCGAAGACGTAATCCAGTTCAACCAGACTGGCGCCACGGTCAAGCTGTACATCGACCGCATCTCGGTCAGCGGCACCGTGAACGACACCCTCAGCCGTTCCATCACCGTGCCCGTGATCCTGACCTCGGCCAGCCTCACCGTCAACCCCGACGACGGCCAGAGCGTGGAAATCGCCTTCCGCCCGAGCGCTGCCCCCACCTTCGACCTCTACAAGTCCTGATAACCTGCTGGTGTGATGGATCCCCGAACCCCGGCTCTCCCGCCGGGGTTTTTTATTTCTACTCCGCTACACTAATGCGTGACCCGTCAACCTAGCCCATGGCTGCCTCCGCACCTCTGAGCCCACTGGAACGCCTCCGCAAAGCGGCCAACCTGGAGCCCACCAAAAAGGAAGTCGTACTGAGCGACGGCTCCGTATTTGAGATGTGGGTGACGCCGCTGACCATGGCCGAGCGCGAGCGTGCCCAGAAGCAGGCCAAGTCCGACGACGCCACCGCCTTCGCCATCCAGCTGCTAATCAACAAAGCCTGCGATGACACTGGCGCCCGCATGTTCAAGGCCGCCGAACTCGACGTGCTCAAAAACGAAGTCAAGGACAAAGACCTCCAGGCCCTGATGCTGGCGATCCTGACCGACGATTCGGAGGAGACCGACACCAAAAGCGTTTGAGGCTGCCCTTAAAAAAGACACCTACCTCCAAACCCAGTTCTACGTTGCCGAAAAACTGGGCCTGACCTTGGCTGAACTCCGCAGCCGCATGACCGAAGACGAACTACTCGGCTGGAGCCTGTACTACAAGATCCGCCACGACGCCGAGCAAGCCGCCATCGACAAGGCCAAACGCCGCCGCTAACCCGGCGGCTTTTTATCGGGATAGACTTCTAGCAGCTTACGTCTACATGCAAAAGTGGCCGGGTACTCCGCTGTAATTGACGTTCGCGTACAAGGGCAGCAAGACCTTCGGGCACTAACGGATGGCGTCGGAAGATTAAACGATCTAATTCGTAAAGTTAAACCTGTACCGACGCTTTTTGATAAAAGAGGTACAGATGAAGTAAAGCAAGCAAAGCAAGAACTAGCTGAGCTAGTAAAACAGTATGCTAACGGAAACACTGTATCTGCAAAGTTTTCTACATCCATTGCGGGCGTTACGCAGCAACTAGGTGCCTTTAACGCTATTGCTGCTAATGCAAAGACGGGCAGTGAACAATTTACAAACGCGCTAAAAGCCGCCGCAAACGCATCCGCCAACCTACTACAACAAGAACTGGAGCGCTTTTCTGTGCTTCAGAACATTTACCAACGGCAGCCAACACAACGACTAAGTGCTCAAGATCAAGGGCCATCTAAACTTGTGCGCGATCTTATAGCACTTAAGGACACCGTACCTAACAGCGTGTCCGCACTGGAACGTTATCAGCGAGAACTTCTCGATGTACAGAATGCTGTATCTATGACAAGTATTGAATACAGAGAACTTGCTCAAACAATTCGACAGGTCGATGTTCTGCTAGGAAAAGGTGGGCAGTTCGGCCCCGCCGCTCCACCTGTACAGGGACCGGCGCTGCCGCCCAACTTTGTACCGCGCCGTGCAAACGCCGGAGCCCGTGGCGGTCCCCCTCCGGGCAACCTCGCTTTCAACCCTAACGCTACCGCCGAAAACCTGGCACTCGGTGCCGGCTTCCCGCTGCTGTTTGGCGGCGGCGCCGGTCAAGTGGCTGGCGGCCTTGCCGGCTCCTTCTTTGGTGGAGGTTTCGGCGGTCAGATCCTTGGTTCCGCCATCGGCCAAATCCTCGAAGACGCCCAGCGCCGCATCACCGAAATCGGCAACGCGCTGGACATGCTCAACATGGACAAGCTGCGCGAAAGCGTCGTATTCGTTAACGCCGAACTGGATACAACTGTCCGCCGCCTCATCGAAGCCGGCGACGCCCAAAAAGCCCAAGCCATCGCCGCCGAAGCCGTAGCCGCCCAGACCGGCATGGTCCCAGCCGCTGTAGACAACATAACAAGCGGTGTAAACATTCTCGGTAATACTTGGAATCAATTCCTGGGCGCCGTATCCGGGCTGCTATCCCTAATCGGCGCACCTTTTGTTAGTGCGCTGACTGTACTCCTCAGCGGCTTCACAAAGATCCTCCAGTACGCAAACCTCCTAGGCAGCACAATCCGCGCCTGGGGCGTAACACTTGCCAACAGAGTTTTAGACAAGTTTCCCATCTTAAGACGCTTCCTTGATAACACTCTCAACGGTGTAAAAGCCATCACCGAAGAGGAAGAAAAGCGCAACGCCGCGCTTCAAGCTGTCATCGACAAGCAAGACCGCGAAATCCGTAACAACACCACCAATCTTGCCCTTGAAAAACAGCGCACACTGGGTCGCACCACAGCCGAAAAACTCATCAACCTTGAACTCGATAAACAACTCGAAACAAACAAAATACAGCAGACTTACGATGAAAAAACCCGCGCTTTCTTGAATGAGCACAAAGGCGCCAGCGCAGAACTTTTAGCTAAAGAACAAGCGCGACTTAACACCCTTAAGAACCAAGAACTCGCACAAGTAAACATTAAATTCCGCCTGCAAGAACTGGGCCTAGAAATCGAGGCCAATAACGAACGCTATGACCGCGCCGCTCAAGCTATTCAGAACCAGCTGACCGCTTTGGAGAGAAGCAACAACGTTCGCCAGTCCCAGCTGTCGGCCGAATCCGCACTCAACGATTTATACGGCGCCCAGCTGGAGCGCCAGTATCAACTCGCCACTACCTCTACCCAGCGATACAACATCGCCATTGCTCAGTTCCAGCAACAAGTACGTGCTGCACAAATCGAGTACGTTCAATCAAAACTAAACAACCAGCTTCTCATACAAAGAGCTGTAATTGAAGCAAGACTCGCAGAATTACAGTATCGCAAATACGCAGCACAAAAACAGCTTGCTATTCTTGATGCCCAACAAAACGGGGCTACAGCTGCGCGAGTTAGCGAAATTTCAGCTGGATACGACGCGCTTCTAGGCACACAAAGAGACGTCGTACAAGTTGCTTACGACCAAGTAACCGCAGCCAAACAGATTGCGGCCAACCAAGACATTATTGCTCGCGCTGTATATCAAACAAAAATCGTCCAGCTAGAAGGTGCTCTTGCTCAAAAACTCACCAGTGCCGAAATCGGCATGTCCAAGGACCAAGCCGACAGGCTCGCTGGCGCCCTTGGCGTAGTTGCCTTCCAAGCTGTAAACACTAAAGACGAATCCAGCCGCCTCGTCGGTGTCATCCAAGTAGGCACCAGTCAGACACGGCTTTTTGCTTCTGCGATGTCCGATGTGGCCACCTACGCCAAAGTCGCCGCCGACGACATCGGCCGCGCCTTCCGAAATCAACAACTCCTTAACTCAGCACGCGGCGCTAGAACCACTACCGCAAAGAAGGCTGCTGATGGCGCATTCTGGGCAGGCGGCTTCAAGGCATTCGCCAAAGGCGGCGTCGTAAACCGCCCCACACTCGGCCTTATCGGTGAAGGCGGCGAATCGGAATACATCGTGCCCGAGTCCAAGGCCGCCGGTTTCGCCACCAGCTACCTCTTCGGCAAACGCGGCGAAGACGCCATCCCCTCCGAGGGTTCCGGCACTGGAGCACCCCCTCTTACAATCAACGTAACCACCGGCCCGGTGATGGAGTTCGACGGCCAGCGCTACGTGACGGTGACCGACATGGAACGCGCCATGCGGTTGACCGCTGAAGGCGTGATCGGCCGTCTGCGTACACCGTCTGCACGCATCGCGCTGGGCATGGCCTGATGAGAGCGCAAAGCCAATACCTCCGCATCTACGACGCCGGTGGTACCACCTACCAGCGGTGGCAGAGCTACTACGCCAACACCAGCGTCACATGGTCGAGCGCCAGCTGGAACTACGTGCCGTTCATCGCTGATGGCATCACCGCCGGCAGCAGCGGCACTGAGCAGTCAGTATCCGTCACCGCTGCAGCAACCGGCCTGGTGTTAGATGCGTTCCTCGCTGCCATCAGCGATGGCCGGCTGGTGGATCTCAACATCTACCAGTTCGATTCCACCATCAACAACAACACCCCGCAAGCTGGGCAGGAGCTGGTGGCTGCATACACCGGCCAAGTGGTTGGCGGCAATGGCGGATTGACTAGCCTGACAATACAACTCGGCTCGGCATTGTCTCCCGTTGGAGCGCAAGTGCCACCGCGCCGGTTGACATTGGCGATCATGGGGCAGGGCATCAGGCAGTGAGCTTCCTTTCCTCCAGCGATCCATTGGCACTGCTGGCCATCCAGGCCGGTCAGATCAACGCGCCAGCTGATGCAACCGCCGCGCAGGGCACCACAGAGCTGGATCGCCCGCAGCGGTTCGCGCAGATTGGTGAGCCGGTGCCGATCGTGTTCGCCCGATTCCGCAACAGCAAAGGTGGCATCCTCATCAGTCCCGGCGCCACCGAAGCCCGCTTCGAGAATGACGCCAGCAACAACGTCACCGCCTATTACATGCTGGTGCTGAGCGAGGGCCAGCTCGACGGCATCCCGGTGAAGGATGTCTTTCAGCGTGCCTGCCGCGTTGGCGCCCATACGCAGACCTACAACCGCAGGGCTGGCACCTGGACACCCGGCAACTTCCTGGTGCAGCGTGCCGGTAAGGATCTGCCCGAGGCGCCATTCTTCTGCGGCACGGTCGGCAGCTATCCAGGCATCAGCACGCTCAGCTTCAACGTCACCATCCCGGACGGCTTCGATCAGTACAACCGCCAGGTGCATCTGTTCATCCGTGGTGGCATGGCCATCACCCGGATCTACGACAGCGTGACTGGCCCCAGCGACAACTTCGCGGACCTGGTGAAGTGGCTGCTGGTCAATACCAGCAGGGTGCCAGCGGCGATGATCGACGATGCTGCACTGCTGGCAGCAGCCACGTTCCTTGAGGTGAACGGCTTCACCTGCAACATCGAGATCCGCGAAAGCACCAACTACTCAGACCTCGCCGCCAGGCTGGCGCCTTACTTCCTGCTGGCCGAGAGCAGCGCAGGTGGCAAGCGTGGGCTGCGGCCGCTGCTGCCGGTGACTGCCGGCGGCGCCATCAAGACTACGGCGATCACGGCGGAGTACACCTTCACCGAAGACACGGTGCTGCCTGGCACGCTGGAGATCAATTACCTGTCACTGGCGGACAGGCAGCCGTTCGTGGCGCAAGTGATCTGGCGCCAGCAGCTGGAGAGCGACATCGGCATCATCCGCACCGCTGAGGTGCGTTACAGCGGCACCGCCGAAACCGGGCCGTATGAGT